TCGACAGCAGCCCGTCGAGCTACGACAGCGGATCGTCGTCGAGCGGCAGCGACTGGTAATGCGCGTCTAACCAGGGAGGACGGCATGAAATCATTCAAACAGATGCGACTCGATGGCGAGTTGGTGCGCGCGGACGCCGAGAAGATCGAGTACGCCAACATCCACGTCGAACCCGGCTTCAACCCGGGCGACCGGAATGAAGAGGACGAGGCTGACGATGAGGAGTTGTACCAGTTCATCGTCAAGCACGGCGTCCTGGCGCTGCCGCAGCTGGAAGTGCGCCCGCGCGAAGAGGGCGGCGTATGGATTGTCGACGGCCACCGCCGGCATAGGCAGATCGGGCGCGCTATCGCATCCGGCCACTTCAAGGCCGACGACAAGGGGCGCATGCTGATTTCTGTGCGCCAGTTCAGCGGCAACGACCTGCAGCGCCTGTACCGCATTGGGACCAGCAACAAGCACAAGAAGATGAAGCCGCTGCAGTTCGCCGAACTGGTTCAGCGCGCGCATGACGGCTTCGGTCAGTCCGCGCAGCAGATCGCCGACGGAATGCTGTGCTCGGTGTCGACGGTTCAGCAGGCGCTGATCCTGGCTGGCGCAAACCACGACGTGCACCAGATGGTGAAAGCGGGCGAGGTGTCCAAGACCACGGCCGTCAAGGTGGTCAAGGAGAAGGGCGAGGCGGCTGGCGCGGCGCTGAAGGAAGCGCGGCAGGCCGCGCGCCTGCAGGGTAAGCGGAAGGTCACGGCCAAGCAGGTCGAGGGCAACACGCCTGCCGACCTGGTGCGGGCCATTCAGAAGGAAATCGACAGCGGCGGCTCGTTCAGGGCCGAGGAACTGGCGCCGCGGTTCGCACCGCTGATCGCCTACCTGCGCGGATCGTCCGTCAGGAGCCTGGTAAGCAGCATCGATACCGCAACCACTTCGCGCGCGAGCGCATGACAACGACAAGGGGTAAACATGGCAAATCCGAACTACACCGAATTCGACAAGGCGCTGGTGCGCAACATCATCGCCGGCCGCAACACGATGAGCAAGCTCGACAGCGAAGCAAGCGGACTGCGCCCGATGGCCGAGAAGCTCTCCACAAAGGACCGATACGGCTACCTGACGCCAACGTTTCGCATCATCGACCGCCGCCTGCAGGCGCTGCGCAAGAAGGGCGCGATCCGCTTCAACGGCAAGACCTGGGAACGTGTAACCGCAGCCTGACGGCGCCGGCCGCCCGCAGATAGGGCGGCAACAACAACGATAAGGGGATTCTGATGAGCCACACATGCATCAAATGCGGCGATGAGGAAAGATGCCGCTACAACGAAGAGACGGTTGCGGCACTCACCGCGCGCCAGCACTGCTTCAGCTGCGATTTCTACTGGCGATTTTTGAATGATCCTGCGCCGCTGCCGAATCGCCACCACCACAGCACCGCAGTGATCGCCAATGGCCACATCTACACCGATGGCGGGAACGTAGAGAATGCCGGCCATGACACCCGGTTGCTCGGCTTTGGTGGGCACAAGTGGCACTTCCGCATGCTCGACGGTTCGCGCGAGTGGGTCTCTAACAACGTCTGGCATGGCGGCGAAATTCCAGAAGTCTGGCGCAAAGAAATCCCTGACAACGCCGAGATCGTCCAAGCACAGGCCGCATGGAGCCGAGCATGACGCCGATGAACCTCTTCCGAGAACTGAAGCAGCGCGCCAATCTAGCCTTTCGCATCCTGTGCGGTTTCGACGGATGTCTGGAAGCACATGCGGAGCGCGAGATGCGCGCAGCCGGCTACTTCGACGGCGACGAGATGGACGGTTTGATGGCGCAGGGCGTGATCGACATGGTGCGCGTGTTCTCGTTGCAGGGACATAGCGGAATGAGTTCGTCGTTTGCTCTGCAACTGTTCAACGACGTTGCTCGCTTCAAGCCGATCGGCCCGCTCACCGGCGCCGACAGCGAGTGGGTGGACGTTACCGCAATGTCAGGTCGCCCAATGTGGCAAAACAACCGCTGCGGCCACGTGTTCAAGGCAGGCGACGGCCAAGCCTACGACATCGACGCCGTGATCTTTGAAGAGCCGAGCGGCGCGCGCTTCACCGGCCACCTGAGCCGCCAGTTCATCACGTTCCCCTACACGCCGCGCTCAGTAGTCGTACAGATCGCTGATGAGGCGACGGATGAAGACAGGCGCATCGCAGCCGCGCGCGCCTGGGCATCACCCGCATAACCAACGTCAACCCATCCATCAAACGGTAGAGGACTTCCCGTGACAGCCAAACATCTACTCGAAGGCGTGATGCAGTGGACCGAAGCACGCCACCACAAGCAGTGCGCCGACATGCTTGGTATCGACGCCGCGACGCTGTGCCGCATCGCCAAGGGCAAAGCTACCGGCATGCACCTCGACACGCTCGACCGGATCCAGCGCGTCACGGGCTTGCCGGTTGAGATGCTGTTCGCGTGGTATCGCCTGCCGGAAGGCGCGCATCTCGGGCGGATTCTGAGCGGCGCAGTGCGAGCAGTTCGATCCGATCTTTCGATTTCCTGACAAGCGTGAAGGAGACGGTATGACCGCACCAGGCCAAAGAATAGCCAAGCCGCCGAAATCGCCACATGCAAACCTCGTGGCGGTCGAGCGCGCGGGCGTTACGAAGCATGGCAGCGCGATCTGGCGCCTCTCGTGCACATGCGGCCAGTCGATCACTGCCGATGCGCCTGCGGTCAAGCGTGGCGCCGCGCACTGCCCCGACTGCAACCCGACGTACGGCACATTGGAGGCCCAGCGAATCCTCGCTGTGCTGCCGGCAACGATCCCAGAGATCGAGAAGCTCACCGGCATGACGTTGCAGACGGTGCGCTACCGAATCTCCGTGATGAAGCCGGAGCAGTGCCATACCGGCGATTGGCAGCGCCCACGTGGTTCCGGCGCCTGTCACCCGATCATCGTCGCCGGTCCGGGTGAGGACGTGCCGTGCCCGTTGGAACGGAGGAGCAACGCGGACTGCAAGCGTCGCCTGCGCAAGCGCATCCAGCGCGCGATCAAGAAAGCGCTGGCCGGCGGCAAGGAGGATCCGCGCTACGTGCGATACATCAAGCAGCACATCGCCCGGCTGACGGCCAGGAAAACGCGCATGCAACCGCAGACGTGGCTGTCTGCGCTCATTGGATAGGAGTGGGTATGAGCATTTATGGGTGTCACAACAAACCGCGCCCCATGGCCGGCGCACCGCTACAGGTGCAAGACGGCTATTTCGGCACATTCGACCCGGCGCACGCTGCCACGGCTCGCTCGGCGCGCTGGATCATCGCTCCGTACGCCATGTCGACCGAGTGCCAGTACACCCAGCAGCACGGCAGCGATCCGCACTGCGCGGGGTGCGTGCATCGCATGAAGGAGGGATGGTGAATGAGCTGGCACTTTTCGCAGGCGCTGGAGGCGGAATACTCGCGGGCAAACTGCTCGGACGTCGAGTTATCGGAGCCGTGGAAATCAATTCCTTCTGCGCCCGACGACTCATGCAGCGACAGAATGAAGGACACCTGCCACCGTTCGCCATTTGGGACGATGTTCGTACCTTCGACGGACGCCCATGGAGTGGCCTTGTTGATGTGGTATCTGGCGGGTTTCCATGCACAGACATCAGCTCCGCAGGGAAAAAGGCCGGCATCGACGGCGAAGCAAGCGGACTTTGGGTGGAAATGGCCAGGATCGTTCGCGAAGTTCGACCCCGCTTCGTCGAAGTGGAGAACTCGCCAATGCTCACTGCTCGGGGGCTTGACAGAGTACTCGGAGATCTGGCCTCGATGGGGTTCGATGCGCGATGGGGAGTGCTTGGATCTGACGACCTGGGCGCCGATCACGGAAGGCAAAGGATCTGGATCGTGGCCGACTCCATGCCATGGCTCAAGCCACTGGGGTGGAACCTTCCAGGAGGTTGGCGGAAGCCTGAACAAATTGCGCAACTCGCCAATCGGGAAGTTGTATGTGAACCCGGATTTCTGGGAAAGCCTGATGGGATGGCCGATCGGATGGACAGGAACCGCGCCATTGGAAACGGACAAGACCCGCGAGTGGCAGCAGCAGCATGGAGGATTCTAACGTCATGAGATGCACAAATCCCGATCAAATCTGCGGCTTCTGCGTCAACTTCACCAGGAAGGACGCAGAGCCACAATACACCGCGCTCGGCATGGGCCGTTGCCACGGATACGACCACGATGCCAATTCACCATTGCGATACGTCGCGTGGAATGAGACGTGCGTGTTGTTCGATAAGGACAAGGACAGGACCGCTCTTGATGCGCGCCGCAGGTTCGTCAACAAGTGTCGCGTCGAAGGAGAGAACACGTGATCGTCGTCCACCTACCTTTCCCGGATAGCCGCCTCAACCCGAACCGCTGCAAGGGCAAGCACTGGGCATCCACGGTCACTCTGCGCAAGTCGGCGCGCGAGGCGGCAATGCTGCTGACGCGCCAGGCGAGCCGTGGCGTCACATTCCCGATGGGGCATGAAGTATCGCTGAAGGTTGTGTTCATCCAGCCGGACCGGCGCCAGCGCGACAGAGACAACCTGCTGGCCGCGAGTAAGCCCGCCCTTGACGGCGTGGCCGACGCGCTGGGCGTCAACGATTCGCAGTTCAACCCGGTGACAGTCTGCCGCGAGTACGGCGCCAAGCCTGGAAGCGTGCGCATCGAGATCGGCGCAGTCAATATTTGCACCTAACGGAGGAGACTATGGATAACGATAAGAATGTACAGCGGCAAGCGATGCAGGCGGAGGTCGAGCGAGACATCACGCTAGGCCTGCCACGGGTCGAGCGCGCCATTGCGTTCGTGAAGACGCGCGGCACGGCGACGTCGTCCGAACTGCACATGGTGATGGAGCTTGAGCCGGATGAACTGGTATCGCCTCACCTCGCCGACGTGCTCGCCGATGGCCGTCTGATCAAGGATGGGAAGCATTGGGCACCCGGCGTCGGCCCAGCGAAACAGGAATACGTCGTGCCGACGTTCGTGCCGCCGCAGCCTGTCGATAACGTGATCTCGCTCGAATCGCAGCGCACGGGGCGCGTCACTGACGCGCCGAAACTGGACTTCGAAGGGTTCGCCGACATGGTGAACAGCCAGGCCGACAGCGCGCCCGCCCGCAACCCGGCGCCGGTCATTCGCTGCGGCCTGTGGTCGGATGGCTCTGTCGAGGTCCAGCGCGACGGCCGCACGACTGCGGTGTTGTTCGTGGAGGAGGTGGCCCACCTCGCCGATTTCTGGAAGCGCGTATCCGCAAATGCCAAGGAGGCAATGTGAAAGTAATCGAGCCGGCCGTACTGAACGAAGCCCCGCAAGCCGACAGCCCATTCGTTACCGTGATGAAGCTGTGGGCGCGCTGGAACTCCCTGGCTGACCGCAAGGAGTCGGGCGGATGGTCCAATCCTCAGGACGTCAAGGAATTCATGCGCACCGGGGAGGCGGTAGAGGCGATGGTGTACGACCTGCCGTCCGTGAATCGGTGGGCGATCTACCGGGCGTTCGGCATTGCGACGGTCTGGCGGTTCCCGCATCTTTCGCTGCCGGATGCGTTGTTGGAGGCGGAGACGAAATTGACGCCGAAACTGCTGGAAAATGTTGACACGAAGAGATATTTCCAGTTAGCATGTGGGTGCTAGCTGTCAATATTGCGCACTGAGCGCATGAGTCTGCGAAAACCCGCCCCGAAAGGTCAGCGGGTTTTTGTGTTTTTGGCATTCGCAACTAACCGATAGCTTCGCCGGCTCAACTGGCGATCACATCACAGAGGTACTCTGCTTGGTTCGCGGGTATGCCGGGTTGCCCGGCACACGATTGAGTGGACGATGGGAGAAAGCTGGTTCGAATCCAGCCCTCTGTAATGTGGTGAATGCGCATTAGCTGATGCGCAGCGACCTTTGACGAGGCCCAGTATTCGCCGCGCGGCGTAATGTCCCGCGCACGCCGGACCGCCAGCACCGGCCGCCACAACTAAAGCAGGGCCGCAAGACAGCAACACAACAGCCCTATAACCGCGCCCATGAGGGCAACATAGGGAGTTTCACATGATTGACCGTGTAGTAGCAAAGATGACCTGCAATGCGCTGGGCACGACGAAGTTCGCGTACGGCGAGCAGACGAAGGTCGAACTTGGCGCCGTCTATAGCAACAGTGGCGAGAACAAGGATTTTGCCGAGGCGACGCCATCGGGTGCGTGCTGGATGAATATTTCGCCCAACTACCCGGCCGCCGAGTTCTTCAAGCCCGGCAAGATGTATTACGTGACGTTTACCGAGGCGCCCGACTAAGTACCGAGTCTCCTCCAAACCTCCCTGGTTCTGGATTCGCCGCCTGCCGCAGTAATGCGCGGGCGGTTTTTTTATTCGCGAGGCATGCGATGCGCACCCCACCGATGATGAGCGTAGAGGTGGATGGGCAGATCGTATGCCGCCCCGGCGAGGTCGAAATCCTGCTGTACGACCGCACCGGAAGGCCGTCCGTATCGCGCATGCGTCCCGTGCTCTACCCGGGCGAGCGGCTGCACGAGCGCGCCGGCCAGTTGCCGGTGATCGTCAAGGCGCCGACATGAGCGGCCCCATTGACGCTTACCGCGCGGGTCGTCTACGCAGTGGTCGGCAAAAAGCCGGTAGCCGTCGAGGACATCGACGCCCTGGATCGCATCTGCCAGCGCCTGGTCGAAGCCGAAGAGGCGCACGAGATCCTGCACGCGCTCGGATACGGGAAGCGCTGGAACACGCTCGCGGAACTGGCGCAGATGGTGCCGCATTCGACGGCGCTGCTGGTCAGGCCGAAGAAGTAGGGCGAGGGTGCCGACATGGACCTCGACAACCTGTATCGCCTCTATCAGCAGAACAAGCGCAACGCAGAGAAGCGCCGCATCGCCTACCGGCTGACCTTCAAGGACTGGCTGGAGACATGGGGCGAGCGCATCCTCGACGAGCACCGCGGCGCCGGCGATGACCGGCTTCGCCTGGAGCGCATCGACAAGGCCGGATGCTTCGAGGTCGGGAACGTGCATGTCGTTCGCCGGCTGCGCCGCGGCGAGGTGAAACGAGCAGCACAGATTGCGGCAGCGACACCGCCAGCGCACTCCGAGTGGCGGGAATAACGGGTGCAAGCTCCGATGAGCAAAGGGCGGAATGGTTCTCCCCTGTAGTTGGATCGCAGGTCTGACCGTCGCAGGCGGGGCTGATTCACGAATGTTGCGTTGCAACGCCATAGTGTGAGGTGTCGAAAAACGCGGGTCGAGACAAATCGATTGTTGCTCCGCACACGATAACGGGTTGATCGCATATGGGCCGGAAGTCATCACTATCACCCGAGCAGTGGCTGGAGATTGAGCGCCGGCATGTTGTCGACGGCGAGTCCATCAATGCCCTGGCCGCAGAGTTCGGCGTTAACGAGTCGTCCATCCGGCGAAAAATAAAGCCGAATAAAGCCGAATCGCCGAATCGGCAAAATCCCTTACAGACACTGGCAAACGAAAAGGTTCGGGTCGACGCTGAGAGTAAGCGAATTGCCGAAAAAATCGCCGAACTGCCGTACGCCAAGCAGCAAATCGTCTCCGATCTGGCGCGCAAGCTGACCAGCATCAGCGATCACCTGGGCTCGGCAGCCGAACTCAGCGCCGCCTCTGCGCACCGACTCTCGCTTCTAGCTAACCAGCAGCTCGAGAAGGTCGACCCGGTGGAGCCAATGAAAAGCGTCAACGAACTGCAGGCCGTCGCGCTGCTGCAGAAGATGGCCAACACCTCGAGCGAGATCGGGCTCAACCTACTCAAGGCAAACAAGGACATGACGCCAGAGGACGCTGAGCCGACGCCGGTCGCGGTCACTTTTGGCATAAAGGACGCCAAGCGTGTCGTCGATTAGCCTGGACCTGAACATCCCGCAGTCCGAGTTCCTCCAGTTGCCGCACAAGTTCAAGGCCTATGTCGCCGGGTTCGGCTCAGGTAAGACGTTCGTCGGCTGCGCAGGCATCGCCGCCCACTTCTGGCAGTGGCCTGGCGTAAATCAGGGCTATTTCGCGCCGACCTACCCGCAGATTCGGGACATCTTCTACCCGACCATGGAGGAAGTTGCTCACGCGATGGGGTTGCGGGCGAAGGTCAAGGTGGGTGATCACGAGGTTGAAATTTACGAGGGGCGCAAGTACCGCGGCAACGTAATTTGCCGATCGATGGAGCGACCGGAAACGATTGTCGGCTTCAAGATTGGCCACGCGCTGATCGACGAGCTGGACGTGATGACGCTGCTCCGCGCGCAAACCGCCTGGCGCAAAATCATCGCGCGAATGCGCTACAACGTGCCGGGCCTGCTGAATGGCATCGATGTAACCACGACACCTGAAGGCTTCAAGTTCGTCTACCAGCAGTTCGTCAAGGCCGTGCGCGACAAGCCATCGCTGGCCAGCATGTACGGGTTGATCCAGGCGAGCACTTACGACAACGAATTGAATCTGCCGGAAGACTACATCACGTCGCTGTATGAGTCGTACCCTCCGGCGCTTATCGATGCTTACCTGCGCGGCAAGTTCACCAACCTGACTAGCGGCAGCGTCTACCCCGACTTCGACCGCAAACTGAACCACACGGACGAGAAGATCGAGCGTGGCGAGCCGCTGATGGTGGGGCTCGACTTCAACGTGAACAACATGACTGCGTGCGTGAACGTGGTGCGCGACGGCCTACCGCTGACGCTGGCCGAGCGCGTAAAGGTACGCGACACGCCGGCCATGGCCAAGATCCTGAAGGAGGACTTCAAGGATAAGGGCCACCACGTCAAGATTTACCCGGACGCCTCGGGTCAGAACACAAGCAGTAAGGACGCCAGCGAGTCCGACCTGTCGATCCTCCGCGCGGCCGGCTTCCAAGTCGAGGTCAATTCAGCAAATCCCGCAGTCAAGGACCGGGTCAACGCCTACAACGCGATGATCCTGAACGCCGATGGAGTGCGGCGGTGGAAGATCAACACCGACTTGTGCCCGACAACCACTGAGGCTCTTGAGCAGCAGGTATGGGGGAAGGACGGAACCCCGGACAAGAAATCAGGGCACGACCACCCGAACGACGCGAACGGCTACTTCATTGTCAAACGGTGGCCAATCCAAGGACGAAATATGCAGCGCATTCAACTGGGTGGTGTCTGATGGGATTGAAAGACCAACACGCCGACTATGATCGCATGGCACCGAAGTGGAAGCGCTGCCGCGACGTGGCCGCCGGGCAGGACGCCGTGCATGCGGCCGGCACGGACTACCTGCCGGCGCTGAAGGACCAGTCGGACAAGGATTACCAAGCGTACGTCATGCGCGCGACGTTCTATAACGCGACCTGGCGCACCGTCGCCGGCCTGTTGGGAATGCTGTTTCGCAAGCCACCAACGGTCGAAGTTCCTGGCGCCGCGGCTGAGAACATCGCCGACGTCACCATGTCGGGCGTGCCACTTCAGGTTTTCACGCAGCATGTTGCGGAGGAATGCATCGTCGTTGGTAGGGTTGGCGTGTTCGTGGATTATCCGGTGGTCGATACCGAGATGATGACGCTGGCCGATGCGCAACGCCTGAATCTGCGCCCGTCGATGAGCATCTACAAGGCGGAGTCGATCCTCAATTGGCGCTGCCGCCGCGTGAATAACCAGTACGTGCTGGCCCAGGTAGTGCTGAAGGAAGAGTATTCCGAGCCAGCCGACGAGTTCACGGACGGCAAGCCGGAAGACCGCTATCGCGTGTTGGATCTTGTCGATGTGGTGCTTGGTGATGCCGCTGCGACGGTCTACCGCATCCGCGTGTTCAAGTTGGACGAGAAGGGGAATGCAATTCAGATCGGCGGCGATTCGTTCCCGAAAATGAACAATGCGCATCTGGGGGCAATCCCGTTCTACTTCATCGGCGTCGACGACACGACGCCGGACGTGGACGAGCCACCATTGATCGACCTGGTGGACATGAACCTGAGCCACTACCGCACTTCGGCCGATCTGGAACATGGCGCGCATTTTACCGGCTTGCCTACGGCCGTGATTTCCGGATACGAGCCCGAGAAAGACGATCTCGGTGTGCCCACCGAAAAAATGTACATCGGCAGCCAGGCCGCATGGGTATTCCCGAACGAGAACGCATCGGCTTCGTACCTGGAATTTAGCGGGCAAGGGCTCGACACCCTGCAGAGGCTGTGCGAGCGCAAAGAGCTGCTAATGGCCATCCTCGGCGCGCGCATGCTGGAAGCCCAGAAGAAGGGCGTCGAATCCGCCGATGCTGCCGGCATCCATCGCAGTGGCGAGCAGGCCACGCTGGCCAGCGCGGCGCAGTCCATCTCCATGGGCCTGACGCAGGCATTGCAAATGTTCAGCGATTG